CATTGTCTAACGTTTGACAAGCACAAATAAAAAAGGCCCCGGACAGTGCCGGGGCCGTAAAGAGGACTAATCCTCAAGGAGAAGCAAGGACTTGCGTCATTGCCAGAAACAATTGTATACTGTTGTCAACGAGGCTACAAGTCCTACGCAATGCTTGAACATTTGATTAACGGTGAGTTTTGTCCAGATGTGGTTGACACTACCACGACTGCCGTATTGTCATTTGAAAAAGCACAGCCCGCAGCCATCATCGACGCCAAGGTTAAGACCGCAGACTGGATCAAAGATCTTGAGCTGGAAGATGAAGAGATTGAGAATAAAGCGCAGACAGAAGCCGCACGCAAATCATTTGCTACTATTGTTACAGGTCAACCCATACAGAACGCACAGCAAGCGCTAGCCAATGTAAAGACTCCTGCTGCAGTGCAGCATCTAGTTGGGATGTTGACGGCCTACGACTGGGCGTTTGTTGAGCAGGCTAAAGAACTAAGGGGTTATGCAGTTGCGCAGATCCTTGAAGAAGTTAAACACCCAGACGCACGCATACGGCTCAAGGCGCTAGATATGTTAGGCCGCGTTACTGAGGTTGCGCTGTTTACTGAACGCATCGAGATCAAGAAGACAGAGATGTCGGACACAGAGCTTGAGAACCGTATTAAAGATAAGCTTAATAAGTTTATGCACGTCATAGATGTGACTGATATCTCTGAGATATCAGAAGCAAGCCCCAAGGGGGACACAGATGAGACGTGATGAGTTCACAACGCTGAGCAAGGTGGAGCTAGAAGCCATGGCCAGAGCGCTTCCCCACATGTCCAAAAAAGAAAAACTAGAGCTGTTTGAAGATTTAGACATTCGTGAAGCACGCGCCAAACTAAAAGCCGCCAAGACAAACATGCTGGGGTTTGCGGATGCGCTGTATCCGGGCTTTAAAGCAGGGCCACACCACAGGAAGCTGGCTAAGATCTTTACGGATGTGGTTGAGGGCAAGAAAAAGCGTGTGATTATCAACATTGCGCCACGTATGGGTAAGTCTGAGTTCAGCTCGTACCTGTTTCCTGCATACTTTCTAGGTAAATACCCTGAGAAAAAGATCATCATGGGCACCCACACTGCGGGTTTGTCAGAAGATTTTGGACGGCGCGTGCGTAACTTGATTGATTCTGATGAGTACAGAGACATATTTCCTGACACAATGGTCGCGGACGATCAAAAAGCCGCTGGTAAATGGTCAACTTCTGCAGGAGGACAGTATTATGCTGCTGGCGTGGGTGGTGCTTTGGCTGGACGTGGTGCTGATTTGTTTGTTATTGACGACCCTCACTCAGAACAAGATGTAAAGACCAACAGCCGCTTGGCTTTTGATACTGCATGGTCTTGGTTTCAGACGGGCCCGCTGCAGCGCTTGATGCCGGGCGGTGCGATCATAGTAATTATGACCCGTTGGTCACTGCTAGACCTGACTGGCCGGTTGATTGAGTACCAGTCGCGTAACCCAGAGGCGGTTCCGTGGGAAATTGTTGAGCTTCCAGCCATTCTGAACGAGAACACGGACAACGAGAAGTCTTTGTGGCCAGAGCAGTGGCCTCTTGAAGCGCTGAAGTCCACAAAAGCTTCGATTGACCCACGGTACTGGAACGCCCAGTACATGCAGCAGCCCACAAGCGAGAACTCGGCCATCATCTCACGCAAGATGTGGCGTATATGGGAGGGGGATGAGCCCCCGCGCTGTGAGTATGTCATCCAATCATGGGACACGGCGTTTGAAACCAAGAACAATTCTGACTACAGCGCCTGCACAACGTGGGGCATCTTTTACAACGAGGAAGAAAATGACACGCCCCAGCTTATCTTGCTCGACGCTTTTAAAGACCGGATGGCTTTTCCCGAACTCAAGGTTGTTGCGCTCAAACACTATAAAGAGTGGGAGCCCGATGCGTTCATTGTGGAGAAAAAGGCAGCTGGCGCACCACTTATTCAAGAAATCAGAGCCTTAGGCATACCAGTGCAAGAGTTCAGCCCATCACGCGGCAACGACAAGATGGTGCGTGTGAATGCAGTTGCGGATTTGTTCAGCAGTGGTAAAGTCTGGGCACCCGACACACGCTGGGCACGGGAAGTTATTGAAGAGGTTGCGGCTTTCCCAGTTGGAGAGCACGATGACTTTGTGGACACGACAACACAGGCACTCCTTCGTTTTAGGCAAGGCGGTTTCATTGCGCTTGATTCGGATGAGAAAGACGATCTTATTTACAGCACGCCGCGCAAAGCGGCTTACTACTAGGAACACACATGGCAACGAACATTGACAAAGCGCTTTACCAACAGCCCACGGGCATTGAAGAGTTAGCGCAAGACGAGTCCCCCATCGAGATTGAGATTGTTGATCCCGAAGCGGTAAAGATTGGTATTGATGGTATGGAGATCGAGATCTCCCCGCCCGAGCCATCAGACGAAGACTTTGATGCTAACTTGGCTGAGTACATGGACGACAGCGCCATGCAGACATTGGCAAGCGACTTGAGCGGTGACATTGAGCAAGATAAGAGCTCCCGCAAAGACTGGGAGAAAGCCTATACAGAAGGCATAAAGCTCTTGGGTCTGCAGATGGAAGAGCGCACAGAGCCATGGAACGGTGCGTCAGGTGTGTTCCACCCCATGATTACAGAAGCCGTTGTGCGCTTCCAGTCAGAGACAATCACAGAGACGTTCCCTGCGCAGGGCCCTGTACGCACTAAGATTTTGGGTAAAGAAACTCCCCAGAAACAAGAAGCTGCTGTCCGTGTCGAAGCTGACATGAACTACCAGTTGACAGAGAAAATGGTGGAGTTCCGCCCTGAGCATGAGCGCATGCTCTGGTCATTGCCAGCCACAGGCTCGGCATTTAAGAAGGTGTACTACGACCCGTCACTTGGCCGTCAAGTGTCGATATTTATCCCTGCGGAAGACATGATTCTGCCGTACGGAACATCGGACATTCAGACCTGCTACCGCGTGACGCACGTCATGCGTAAAACTAAAAATGAAATTATCAAACTGCAGCAAGCAGGCTTTTACTGTGAAGTTGAGTTGGGTGAGCCAGATAAAGTTGTGGGCGACATTCAGAAAGCCAAAGATAAAGAGACTGGCTTTAGTGACTTAAACGATGACCGCTTCACACTCCTTGAGTGCCACGTTGACCTAGACTTAAAAGGCTACGAGGACGTTGATGAAGATGGCGAGATGACAGGTATTGCACTGCCGTACGTGGTGACAATAATCCGCGGCACAAACGACATCTTGGCTATTCGCCGTAACTGGGAAGAAGACGATGAACTCAAACTCAAGCGCCAGCACTTTGTGCACTACCAGTATATTCCGGGTTTTGGAGCTTACGGCTTCGGGCTGTTCCATCTTATCGGGGGCTTTGCTAAATCCGCTACAAGCATCATGCGCCAGCTCATCGATGCAGGAACACTGTCTAACTTGCCCGGTGGACTTAAGTCCAGAGGACTGCGCATCAAGGGAGACGACACCCCCATCGCCCCCGGAGAATTCCGTGACGTAGACATTGGCTCTGGCACCATTAGGGACAGCATCCTGCCCCTGCCATATAAAGAGCCCTCTGCCGTGCTGGCTGGACTGCTCGACAAGATTGTGGACGAAGGCCGCAGGTTTGCCGCAACGGCGGACATGAAAGTGTCTGACATGTCTGCGCAGGCTCCCGTTGGTACAACGCTTGCCCTGCTCGAGCGCCAGCTTAAAGTTATGACGGCTGTGCAGGCCCGTGTGCACTACGCCCTAAAGCAAGAGTTGCAGTTGTTGCGCGACATTATCCGCGACTACACGGACGACACATACACATACGAGCCTGAAGGCCACGATGGCCCCCGCGCTAAGAAGTCTGACTACGAGATGGTAGCTGTTATACCCGTGTCGGATCCTAATGCGGCCACCATGTCTCAGCGTGTGGTGCAGTACCAAGCCGTTATTCAGATGGCGCAGATGGCTCCAGAAATCTATGACTTACCGCAGTTGCACCGCAACATGTTGCAGGTTCTGGGCATTAAGAATGCAGACAAACTTGTGCCGTTGCCAGACGATCAGAAGCCAAGAGACCCCGTGTTTGAAAACATGGAGGTGTTAAAGTGCGCCCCTGTTAAAGCGTTTGCTGAGCAAGACCACACAGCCCACATTGCTGTACACACTAGCATGATGCAGGATCCAACTGTGATGCAGTTGATTGGCCAGAACCCCAAAGCACCACAAATGCAAGCGGCGTTGACTGCGCACATTGCAGAACACGTTGGGTTCCAGTACAAGTTGCAGTTGGAAAAACAACTGGGTATGGCGTTGCCAAAAGAAGACGAGCAGTTACCTACGGAGATTGCCAACGCGATGGCTGGCATGATTGCACAGGCAGCTCAACAACTACTGCAGCAAAACCAAGCACAGGCTCAGCAACAGCAAGCCCAGCAACAAGCGCAAGACCCGTTGGTTCAGATGCAACAGCAAGAGCTTCAGCTCAAGCAACAAGAGTTGCAGATCAAACAACAAGAAGCACAGGCCAACATCCAGCTGGGTCAGCAACGCCTGCAATTAGAGGCGCAGAAAACGCAACAAGACTTCCAGCTCAAACAACAAGCCGCGCAGTTGGATGCCCAGAAGATGGTGTCTGACATGACTTCTAAGTCCGACAGATTGGAGCTCGACACCGAGAAGATGCGTAGCGACAAAGAACTTGAAGGTATGCGCATCGGTGCGCAGATCAACGAGAGCAAAGCCAAGCAACAGTTTGAACAAGAGTACGCAGGCGTGAAGTTGGGCGCTGACATTTCTAAGCGGCAGAAAGAAATGGATTTACAAGCACGTACCACAGCGTTACAGCACGCAGCTAACAACAAGGAACCAAAATGATCCAAGAATTCGCACACGTATTGCGCGACAAAATACGTACCGACATGAACAATTACGCAGATGACTTGGCTGCGGGAGCGTGTCGCTCATTTGATGATTACCAAAAACTCTGCGGGATTATTTCGGGTCTAGCCCTTGCAGAGCGTTATCTACTTGACCTGCTTGAGAAAGTTGAAAAATCAAATGAGTGAAATCATTTTGCCCCCGGGCATTGTCTTGCCAAAGAGTATTCAGCCCGTTGAACAGCCTGAAGAGGACGATACGGATGAAACGAAAGCCGGAGCGCTACCGACCCCCACAGGTTGGAAACTGCTCTGTGTTGTGCCTGAAGTCGAAGCAAAGATTGCAGGTACATCGCTGGATCTCATTAGAGATACAGCCACTATGCGTCAAGAAGAACATGCCACCACGGTATTGTTTGTATTACGTGTAGGCCCAGATGCGTACAAAGACACCGCCAAGTTCCCCACAGGAGCATGGTGTAAAGAGGGCGACTTTGTGTTAGTGCGTACTTACTCCGGTACCAGATTTAAGATATTTGGGAAAGAGTTCCGTCTCATCAACGATGACCAAGTTGATGCTGTTGTGCAAGACCCCCGCGGTTTAACCCGCGCTTGAAAGGAAGAAAATGGCTGAACCCTATAAGTTCCCCGATGAGATTGAAGACGAAAATGTGACGGCCCCTGCCGAAGCTGACGTTGAAATTGAAATAGTTGATGACACCCCTGAACAAGATCGTGGCCGAAAGCCACTAGATCGTGAAGTCAAAGACCCCACTGACGACGAGATCGAGACCTACTCTGACAGCGTTAAGAAGCGCATCAAAGAGTTAACTCATGCCCGCCATGATGAGCGCCGTGTCAAAGAAGCCACGATGCGCGAAAAGCAAGAGCTTGAAAAAATGGCGCAGCATTTGTTGTCAGAAAACAACAAGTTAAAGCAGTATGTAAATAATGGTGAACAGCAGTACGCCGCCACAATACAGACTGCCACAGAAGCTGAGCTAAACATGGCTCGCAGGAAGCTTAAAGAAGCCCATGAAGCGTTTGACACAGACGCTATTATTGCGGCTCAAGAGGAGTTGGCAGATGCAAAAATGCGTGCAACCGCTGCAAAAAATTTCCGGCCAACCCCTTTACAAATTGAATCTGATGAATTACAAACGAGACATCAAGTACCTGAACAGGTTCAACCGGACGATAAAACACTGCGCTGGCAGGCAAGAAACCAGTGGTTTGGACAGTCAGGGTACGAAGAACTCACCAGCTTTTCACTAGGGCTGCATCAAAAACTAGTGAACTCGGGAATAGACCCCCGCTCTGACGAATATTTCGAGCGCATTGATGCTCGCATGAAAGCTACGTTCCCCGATGTTTTTGGTGGACAAAGCAAAAAGGCTACTGATGGATCCAGAAAACCATCAACGGTTGTTGCGTCTGCGACTCGTTCGACAAGCGCAAGAAAAGTCCAGCTAAGCCCAACGCAAGTTTCGTTGGCAAAAAAGTTTGGATTAACCCCGCAGCAGTATGCTGCTGAATTGGTAAAAATGGAGAAATCAAATGGCTGAAAACCGTACAAATCGTGACTTGATGTCACGCGAAAAATCTGGTCGTGCTGTATACGTACCGCCGACAAACTTGCCTGATCCAAC